GGTAATTGGTCTTATGAGATGTATCTAAAAGGCAAACAAGACCCTGAATGGGATAGCTTCCAATACACTACATTAGAAGGTGGAATGGTTACACCAAAAGAAATAAATCAAGCTAGACAAGACTTAGATCAAAGAACATTTAGACAAGAGTTTGAGGGTACATTTGAAAATTATGCTGGTGCTATCTACTATAACTTTCACCCTGTAGAATCTGTTGTAAGTAAAAGAATAGATTGGAAAAAACCTTTACATATAGGCATGGACTTTAACATAGACCCAATGTCAGCTTGTGTTGCACAGATAGAAAAAGAAAAGATATATTTAGTTGATGAGATAGTAATTTATTCAAGTAATACTGACGAAATGGTGCAAGAGATACGAGATAGATATGGAACTCAATTACCAATATTTATCTATCCTGACCCAGCATCAAGACAAAGAAAAACTTCTGCTGGTGGAAGAACAGACTTATCTATTTTACAAAATGGTGGATTTACAGTTAAAGTAAAACATAGACACCCAGCAGTTCGAGATAGAATAAATGCTGTCAATTCCAAACTTAAAGACTCAAAAGGAAACAGACATATTTTTATTAGCAATTCTTGCAAATATCTTATAAAAGGATTACAAAGACAAACATACAAGGAAGATACAAATATTCCTGACAAAGAAGATGGATTTGACCATATGAATGATGCTCTAGGCTACATGATTGATTTTATAAAACCTTTAGTAACTCAAATGCCAAGTTCAGCACCAACAAGATGGGTTCACAAATAATATGGCTTATACAAGAGATGATGCTTACGAAACGCACAAAGATTACAAAGAAAATGTAAATCTTTGGGAGTATTTTATAAGATCATACAATGGCGGCTATGATTATACTATCGGTCAATATCTAAACAGATACAATCTTGAATTAGATAACGAATACAATCAAAGACTTGGTAACACACCATGCGATAATCATTGTAAAAATATAATTCAAATTTATTCATCTTTTTTGTTTAGAGTAAAAGCTTCAAGGGATTTTGGTTCTATGGCTGACGAGCCTAGTTTAGAATCATTCTTAAAAGACGCAGATTTAGAAGGTAACAGTTTTAACTCTGTAATGAAACAGGCTCAAAATTATGCGGCTATCTATGGTCATGTATTTATGATTTTAGATAAACCAGCTATACAAACCAGAACAAGAGCAGATGAACTCAATCAAGAAATAAGACCTTACATATCAATCGTAACACCTGAGAATGTTTTAGATTGGAATTTCAAAAGAGAAGTTAATGGTAAATATTATTTAGACTATCTTAAAGTAAGAGAGGAAGTAGATAAAGATGGTGGTACATATTTTAGGTTATGGTTTCCTGATCGAATAGAAACAATTTATTCAAAAGATGATCGGTCAGACCCAACTACAATAGATACTGCCGATAATCTGATTGGCAAAATACCAGCAGTTATTTTATACAATTCCAAATCGCATAAGAGGGGAATTGGTCAATCAGACCTTCAAGACATAGCAGATTTGCAGAAAAGTATATACAACGAATTATCAGAAATTGAGCAACTTATCAGATTAACAAATCACCCATCATTAGTAAAAACTCCAAGTGTCAATGCAAGTGCTGGTGCTGGTGCAGTAATTGAAATGCCTGATGAAATGGACTCAAACTTAAAACCATACTTACTACAACCTTCAGGTCAAAATCTAAATGGTTTGATGGACTCAATAAATCACAAAGTAGAAGCTATAAATAGGATTGCTCATACAGGTGCAGTAAGAACTACAAAACAACAAGTATCATCTGGAATAGCTTTACAGACAGAGTTTGAATTACTTAATGCAAGACTTTCAGAAAAAGCGGACAACTTAGAAATAGCAGAAGAACAATTATTTAGATGTTATGCTATGTTCCAAAACACAACATTTGATGGTGAAATAAATTACCCAGATAGTTTTAACATAAGAGATTATGCTTCTGATTTAATTTACTTCCAACAAGCAAAAGCTATGTCTATTGGTTCACCTACATTTAACAAAGAAGTAGATAAAGAAATTGCAAGAGCAGTTGTAGATGATGACGAAAAATTAAATGAAATATTTAACGAGATAGATCAAAAAGCAGAAGTTGGCGAATTTACCCAAGATGAAGTACAAGAAGAAACAGTAGAAGAAGAAGCAGTATAAATGAATGTCGGATATTTTAAAAGACCTAACAGAGTACAGAATTAAAGGTATAGAAAAAGCCGAAATAGAATACTATCAATCATTAACAAGAACCTTAGACAAAATAGAAGATCAAATTATCTCATTAGCAAGTAGGGAACTTCCTACACAAGCTGGACAACTTATGGAGTTACAAAGTGCAGTAGCTTTGCGACCTAAAATAAAATCAATATTAGATAAAGAATATCTTCCATTTGCAGATAGAGTTGTAAGAAAAGGATTTGGTGAACAAGCTAAGAGAGTTGAAAGACAATTTAAAACATTAGGTATTATACCACCAGAATTTAGAGAACTTACTAAATCAGATTTAGCTTTAATAAAAAACCTTAAACAACAATACTTTACACAATTCAAAGATGTATCTAATAATTTTACAAGAATATTATCAGATAAAGTTTATCAAAATACTTTAGTTGGTAATAGCTTTGTAGAACTTGAAGAAGAATTAAGACAATCAATCAATGGGATATATTCAACTTCAAACGACCCAGCAGTAAATAGATTAGTAAATTATGTCAAAGCAAATAGAAATAATCCAGCATTAGAAGCTAGGGTAAATTTAGCAATACAACAATTACAAACTAAATATGCAAGAACCAGAACAGGTGAGAACATGAGAAGATATGCTGGTCAAATACTTAATGATTCTCTTAGAGATTTTGATGCTACACTTAATTTCAATAAAGCTAATGATGCTGGTCTAAAATTTGTAAAATATTATGGTGATGTAATTCCAACAACCAGAGATTTATGTAGAAGAATGATTAATGGACAGTTTAACAAAAGGGAAAGTGGAATATTTTCAATAGATGAAATAAAGGAGATTTGGGATAGAGATTGGAAAGGTAAAAAGTCAGGAAATCCATTAGTTGTTAGAGGTGGTTATAATTGCAGACATCAGTTTAGCTATGTAAATCCTGATTGGTACGAAGAAGATGGAGATGAAAAACAAGTATTAACTGCAGCTAAAGAAACAATCAAAGAAGAAAAAAAATCAAAAGTACCTAGTGTTGCTATAGGTTCATTATTAACAAGAGGAAGTGATAAAGTTAGAAAAGCATATGATGATGATTTCAATGCACAACTTACAGATCAACAAAAAATAATTGTTAATAAATATGGAAAACCAGAGAGAATAATTAATGGAAAAAAAGGATACTACAGAGATACTACAAAAGAATTAAGTGCTGAATTAAATGCAATAGATAAAGTTAAATTTAGTAGAGGATTAACAACATCTCAAAAAGGTGTAAGAAGTTTTGTAATAGCACACGAATATGGACATCACATAGATTACGAAACATTTAATTTACGAGGATTAGCTTGGTCAAATAATAACTTTGAGTTTTCAAATGCAATTAAAAAAGATAGAAAATTATTTAAAGGTAAAGAAAATTATGATGATTATATAATAGATAAACAAGAACTTGAAACAATAAAGGCAGAATTAGCAGAAACAGTACAAGTTGATGTATTTAGAAAAGGAGTTAAAGTTGCATCAAAACCTGTAACAACATTAAAAGGAGATGGATATGGTGAAGTTAGTGATATAGTTGATGCACTTGTAAAAGGTAAATTTAGAAAAAATTTTAGTATGTGGGGTCATACTATGAGTTATTGGAGAAGAAATGGTTCTGTAGAAAAAGAGATTTTTGCTAATTTATTTGCAATTAGACATAACGAAAAAGCCTACAATTTAGCAAAAAAATACATACCTAATACAGTTGTTGAGTTTGAAAAAAGATTAGCAGAACTAGCGAAATAGGAGAAAATATGAAATTAACAAATGAAGAAAGACGATTAAGATTAGGCGAATGTGAAACAAGTGAAGATTTTCACAATCTTTATGAAATAGTATTTCAGGAAGAAGTACCTGAACAATTTAAAAGAAATCCTAATGATACATTAGATGATATTATAAATGCTATTTATGATAACAAAAAAATTATTGGTGTAGATTTGCCTGAAGATGTGGACATCTAAAATTTGCTTTAATTAAAAAGTAGTGATAAATCAACAGTATTAACAATAGGAGAAAATATGTCAGACGACAAACAGGTTAATCAACCGCAAAATGATGTTCAGGAAGCTGAAGTT